TGATAGCGCATGTACTCCATCAGGGTAAACGCGCCCGCCGCCGTGCCGGTCAAAAGCTGCTTTCGTTTCTGCGTCAGCTCCGCGCGGTTGCGTTTGATGCTGATCCTCGGGCTGCTCCGGCCCTGCAGTGCTGCGTCGCCGAAGCTCGCCTGCACTTCCTCGAAGATGGCTTCCGCCGTCGGCAGGATCACCGCGAAGCGCCCGCCGTGGCCGAACTCCAGATATTCGAGGTAATCAGACGCGGAGAGCGGGCCCTGCTTGTAGTTCGGGGCGACGCCGCCCATATCCACGCGCACCGTGCTGGCCGTCTGCGTGCTGGTGCCGAACAGATGCAGCTCGGCGTTCCCGCGCCGGTTTACCCACGGGTGGCCGCTCTTGGCCTCGCGTTCGAAGGATCCGGCGAGCGATCGCCCATAGGTGCCGACGTTCCGCCGCACCATCTGCTCGATCTCCCGCGTGCCCTTGTCGAAGCCGCTCGTGTCGATCATCATCTTCACGACGCGTTCACCCCGTTCTTGTCCGCCAGCTGCCAGTAGATCCGCGCGACGTCGTTGTTCTGGATGTTCTTCACGGTGTACTCCGTCCCGTCCGACATCACGACGATGTCGCCGTGCCGGGCCTCGGGCGTCGTCCCGCCGATCAACAGGCACACCCAGATCGCGCTGTCGCTCTCAAACCGTTCGCCGCTGGCCGTGATCGACCACTTGCTCGGGCGGTTGAGCCCCTCTCGCCAGATCTCCGCGTCGCCGATCCACGTGCGCTCGTCGCCGGGCTGGCCGTAGGCGTCCACCTCGGGCCGGTACAGCACCGCGGCCTCGCTGGGGAACTGCCGGAGCATCCGCTCCACGTTCCGCCGCACCTGCTGGATGTTGATCATCCGATCACCCGCCTGTTCTTCCATGGCAGCAAGAGCGCCGCCGCGGCTGGCGAGATGGAGGCGACGCCTCCGGCCCCGCCGCCCGTCGGCTGGTAGTACATCATCTGGTAGTCGCTTAGGCGCTCGCTCATCAGCGTCTGGCCGCCGTTCTCCAGCGATTTTTGCGCGCTGCCGACGATCAGCGCCGCGGCCTGCTTCATCGCGCGCGGGATCTCTTCGAGCCCGCCGACGTAGGAGACCTCCACGAGCCCGTCCACCGCCTCGTCGAAGCGGAGGATCCCGTTCTCGCCGTCGAGCTTCCAGTCGGTCACGTTCTTGCCGTCCACGGTCACGCTGCTCACGCTGGCCACGGGATAGCCGTCCAGCAGCACGGTGTCGCCGGCGCGGAAACGCGTCTGCGTGTACGCGCCCCGCTCCAGCTTGCGGCCCAGATGGGCCTCGATCAGGCTGAATGCCGCGTCGATCAGCGCCTCGGCCTGATCCTCATTGAGATCATTCTCGCTGACGCCCGTCATGGTCGCCAGCTCTTCCACGCTCATCAGCGGCATTCAGCTCAACTCCTCTCTTTAGGACGCCTTCTGGGTGATGAACTTGATGGCGTCCGCGTGCAGCAGCTTCGCGTCGTAGCGGCGATAGGCCAGGAAGCCCACCTGACCGCTGGTGGCCGCGATCTCGTTCAGGCGCTGGAAGTACAGGCCGACGCGATCCAGAATGCGGTACTGCTTGAAATCGCCGAAGGCGACGGCCTTCGCGCCGGCGGCCACGGCGGGCATGCTGTCGCTCGTCGCGATGGCGTAGCCCAGCAGGCGGTCGGGCTGACCGGCCTGCAGGCCCGGCTGCCAGATGTACTGCTGGTCGCTGCTCTTCAGCTTGCGGATCAGCTTGATCGTGGAATCGTTCATCAGGAAGGTGCCGTTCTTGCGGTAGCCCGCCGGGACGGCGTAGACCAGGTCGAGCAGCTCGTCGGCGGTGATCGCGGTCGCGCCCGCGGAAGTGAAGGCGGAGGTGCCGCCGGTCAGGATGCCGCTCGGCTGCTTCGTGCCGGTGCCGGAAATGAACTGCTGCTCCTCCAGCTTGGCGAAGGCCCGGCCGAAATCCTCACGGATGAACGCCTCCGTGTTGATGAACATGTCGGCCAGCGCCTCGAACGTGACGTAGCTGAGCGCGCCCGCCTTGTGCGCGCCGAAGGTCTTCTTGTCGAAGCTGGGCGTGCTGGCGGTGAAGTCCGCGCCCTCGTCCACCATGTAGGCGATGGTGTGGGATGCAGTGTACGGGATCTCCACGTCGGAGGAAGAGCTGCGGACGTCGGCCAGACCGCGGACGACGTTCTGATCGGCCAGCTCGGCCAGCAAGTTCTTTTCCAGCTCCGTCGGGGCCAGCACGCCGCCGGTCGCGCCGGTGCCGGTCAGGCTCACGCCGAGGATGGTGCGGGCCTCGCTGCCGCGCGGGTCGGTCTTCAGCACGTCGGACATCTGGCCGCCGATCATGTAGCGCAGCATCGCCTGACGATACTCGGCGCTGTCGGTCGGGTTGCCGCGATGCTCCGCGCCGTTCGCGCCCGGCTGATGGTCGCGCTGCGGGTTCCGGTCGCCGTTCTCGCTGGCGCGCATCTCCTCCTCGCGCGCGATCAGGCTGCGCTCGCGGTTGATCTTCTTGTCCAGCGCGTCCAGCTCGCTGTCGTACTTCTGATAGGTGCCTTCCTCCTCGCTGGTCAGGTCGCGCTTCTCCTCGTCGGCCTTGTCCAGCAGGGCTCGCTGCGCGGTGATCGCGGCAGCGCGCTGCTCCAGCAGCTTTTTGAGTTTTTCGTTCATGGTTTTATGCCTCCCTCTCTCTCAGCGCCATTCTCCGGCGCAGGTTGTTGATGCGATGGCGGGCTTTCGCGTCCGCCCTCTCCTTCTCCGCCGCCCTCGCGGCGTCATGGGCGCTCCTCGCGCTCGCTTCCGTGTCCAGATAGGCCGGGAAGGTCACGATCGACACGTCCATCAGCTCCGCGCGGTGGATGATGCGCTCATCCAGCTGGCCGCGCTCGCGTGCCCAATGCCATTCATCGTCGCCGATGTCGTTCATCCGGAAGCAGAACGAACACTGGTTGATGTCGCCGCGCTCCACGCTGATCTTCAGCGCCCGCGTCCACTCCACGTCCGGCGCATCGCATTCGAAGTGCAGGCCGGTGTCGTCCTCGCTGAGCTTCAGTGTCCCGGAAGTGGTTCTGCCGCCGACGTAGTTCGGATCGTGGTTCAGCAAGAACCGCACGTCGTCGCCCCGGCTGATCGAATCCGCGAACGCGCCCGGCATGATCATCTCGCGGAATCCGCCGATGTTCTGGCTCCACACGTTGAACTTCGCGGCGTAGCCCTCAAAGCGGATCGTGCCCTTCTCGGTCGGGGCCGCGCGCACCTCGCTCAGGAATGCCCTGATCTCCTGACCCTTCATCCTCTCTCCTCCTCGCTTGTTGCATCAAAAAAGCGGATCACCTCAGCGATCCGCAGCTGTCCCCGGCACGTGCCGGAGCTTGCCTCCGTACAGGCTCAAAAACTCGTCCACGCGGGCGCAGGCTCGCTCGAACCGCTCCGCGTCGAAGTCGCCGCGCTTTTCTGCCCGCGCGCGGCAGACATCCTTCGGCGTATCGACGTGGATCCGCGCGCAGTATTTCGCGTGTGCCTCCCACTCGGCCACGCCCGGCGCGTGCCGGATGATAAACACGTCCAGCCCCTGCGCGGCCAGCGCGTCGGCCAGCTGCCACATGCAGGCGTTCACGCCCAGCGTGGCCCGGATGTCGGGCCGCGCGTCGTGGATCGTCCCGCCGGTGATCAGGTTGGCGATCTCGTCGAGATCCAGCGCCGCGCCGCCGTGCTCGCGGGCGAGCCGCTTGGCGAGCGTGCTCTTTCCGCTTCCCGGATAGCCGGAGATCATCGTGATCATGTTTCCGCCTCGATGGCCGGGCCCATCACCACGCCGCAGCCGCAGCCCTTGTGCAGCGGCGGCTTCAGCGCGGTCACCCGCTGGCCGTTCATGCGCTCGCAGATCGCGCAGCACCCGGCCATGCTGCTCCAGATGGAGCTGTAGCCCGCGCGCCGGTAGCCCGCGATCAGCGCCTCGTTCTTCATCATGGCGATCTCGGTGCGCGCCATGTTCTCGCCTCGGGCGGCGGTGTCATATTCCATCCGCCGCCAGCTCTGCAGCGTTGTGGCCATCATCTCGTGCAGATCCTCGTCGCTTTCGCCGGCGCGCCTGATCGCGTCCGCAAGCTGATCGAAATTCGCCTGACACAGCCGCGTCGTCATCCGGTCGCGGTAGCGCTTGAGGTAGCCCTTCTTCCACTCGTCGTCCGGTTTTCCGCTCTCTCCCAGCTCATTTCCGATCCGCTCGAACGCCTGGCCTGCGATGTCCTCCAGCGCGGCGTTCGCGTCCTTCCATCCCGGGAACTCGCCGCTCTCGATGGAGGCCTCCAGCCCGGCCTCGTCCTTCGGATCCTGCAGCCGCCGGTAGTAGCTCGCCAGCCTGCTCCGGATCCGCTCCGGCGCGGTCTCGCTCGCCTTCCGCAGCTCGATGCTGCGCGCGCCGCCCGTCTCCTCGTCGACGATCTGCATCACGTCATCGGCCTGCCGTTCGAGCCATTCGGTGAAGGCCTTCGCCGTCCGGCTGTAGATCTTCCGGCTTATGGCCAGATTCTTCAGAATCGCGGCGGTTTTGTTTGGATCGACGGCCCGCCGCCATCCGTCAATCGTAAAATCCCGCATGCTGCGGGCCGCTCCCGCATCTGGCTGAGATCCCGCCGCCACCATGTTGAGCGGCAGCAGCAGCACGTCGCCGCCGGGTGCCGGGTTCAGGTTCTCGCGCCGGCGCGCCTCGTTCGGCATCATGACGCCGCTCATGATCGCGGTGCTGTAAGCCTGCATCCTCGTCGCGGTCTCGCCGCGCATGAAGTTGGCCGTCTCATACGCCACCAGCACGGAGCGCTTCTCCTCCTCGGGGATCAGCTTCGCGCGGATCTCCTGCTCCCAGCGCGTCAGCCACGGCAGCAGCGAACGCTGCAGATACGCCAGATCCTGCTGCTCGATGTTCGAGAACGTCGCCCGCTCCAGATCGCCGATCATGTGCGGCGGAACGCGATAGATGGCCGCGATCTCGCTGCGCTGAAATTTACGGGTCTCTAAGAATTGCGCCTCCTCGGGCGGGATCCCGACGGGTGTGTACTTCGCGCCGCCCTCCAGCACTGGCACACCGTGCGCCTGCTGCAGGCCCTTGAACTGTGCCTTGAACTGCTGGGAGAGCCGCTCAAATGCCTGATCGGAGAGCTCGCCCTCCACGGAGACCACGCCGCCGACGTGGCTGCCGTTTTTGAAAAACGTCTGGCCGTACTTCTCGGCGGCCATGCCGAGGCCGATCGCGTTCATCGCGTAGGCGATGGGCGATAGGCCGACGAGGCCGTCGAAGCCCATGCCGGGCAGGTGAAAGACCTCGCCCTGCCGCAGATCCTCGCCGCCCGCGCGGTAGCGGATCTCGCCGCGCTCCGTCCGGTACGGCTGCACCTCGCCGGAGAGCAGCGGATAGAGCGCCCTCACCCTGCCGCGCCGGTCGAACTCGATGAAGGCGTAGCCGTTGCCCGTCGTCAGGGCGTTGACCATCAGCGCCTCTTTCAGCTGCACGGCGTTCATCTCGTCGTTGGGCCGGTCGTGCAGCAGCTCGTAGAGCGGGTGGTTGTCGTCCCTCTCCTTGCCGCCGTCCTCGGTGCGGCGGTACACGTGCAGCGGCAGCGCCGCCACGTCCTCGGCCAGCACGCGCACACATGCGTGCACCGCGGCCAGCCGCATCGCGCTGTCTTCCGTCACCGTCACGCCCGCGTCGGTGGGCGTCGCGAAGGTAATGGCGCGCCCGCCCGGCTGGCGCATGGCTTGCAGCGCGTTCTTCATGCTGCGGAAAAGCGCCATTTCATCGCCTCCCTAAAATTCGATATATCGCGGAGCCCGCCGTTCGTACACATTCGGGATCATGCTCATCTTCTGCCGCGCCATGGCGACGGCGATGATCCACGCCACCGTGATGTCGATTCGGTCGATGCTCCTGTTCTTCATCGGCTTCTCGTTCTCGTTGCCGTCGATCGCGATGCGGACATTGCCGAAGCACCAGCGCGCGATCGCGCTCTTCTCGTGGATCATCTGCCCCATCCGGAGCAGGCGCTCCATGTCCTTCATGGCCGGGCTCATTCCCGCCATGGTCTGCGGGATCTCGACGACCTCCAGCCCGTCGGCCATCAGCTGCTGCGTCAGCATTCTGCTGTTCCACGGGTCTGTCCCCAGCGCCAAAACGCGGAACTGCTGCCGCATCCGCGTGATGTCCTCATATACCCGCTGATAGTCCACCGCGTTGCCGCTGGTGGCGGTCACGAGGCCCGCGCGCACCCAGCCGGAGAACGGGACGTGGTCGCGCTTCTCGCGCTCGGCCATCCGCTCCTCCGGGATCCAGCACCGGAACAGCGTCCGCCACGGCTTCCCGTCGGCCGGTGGAAAGACGAGCACCACGGAGGTCAAGTCCGTGGTGCTCGAAAGATCCATTCCCATGTAGCAGTCGCGGCCGATCAGATCGGCGACGTCGCCGTCCTCGGTGGCGTCCCACAGGTCGAGCGGCAGCCAGCCTTCGGCCTTCGTCGCGATCCACTGGTTCAGCCGCAGCCAGCGGAACAGCCGCTCCGTCGCGGGCGATTGCTGCGCGTCCAAGGCCTCCTGCCGGATCTTGTCGATCGTGACGCTGTAGCCGTATTTGAGCGACGGGTTCGCGGCGAACCAGTTGGCTTCGTTGTAGATGTCGTCGCCGTCGTAGCCGTAGATCACCGGCAGCCATACGGGGTTGTCGATGTAGCCCGGCTCTCCCCGCCTCGCCGCGAGGATGTTCGCCGCCTTCTCGTGGATCTCCCAGCCGATGCTGTTCCGATCCGGGTCATTTCCGGCGGTGGTCAGCACGATCCACACCGGCTGCTCCCGCGCGGCGCCCGCGCCGAAGGTCATGATGTCCCACAGGTCTCGGCTCGGTTGCGCGTGAAGCTCGTCGAAGATCACGCAGCTCGGTTTATATCCGTGCTTGCTGTAGGCCTCCGCCGAAAGCACACGGAACTCTGTCTTCGATACCAGATCGATGATCTTTTTCTGAGATTCCACGATCCGCGCCCGCTTCTTCAGCGGCGGGCAGGCCTCCAGCATTTCCAGCGCCGCCTTGAACACGATGCCGGCGTTGTCCCGATCCGCCGCGACGGCGTACACCTCGCCGGAGCGCTCGCCGTCCGCGAATGTGTGATACAGGCCCAGCCCCGCGGCCAGCCCGGTTTTGCCGTTCTTCTTGGGGATCTCCAGATACAGATACTCGTACTTCCGGAGCCCGTTCTCCTTCGTCTCGCCGTAGAACTGCTCCAGCGTCTCCCGCTGCCAGTCCATCAGCCGGAAGGGCTTCCCGGCCATGCCGCCGTCCGGCACCGTCAGACACTCGAGGAAATCGCAAACGTACTCCGCGTTCTCCTTGCTGAACACGCCGATCAGCTCCTCGTCATGCGCCGCGCCAGCATCTGGGCCATCGGATCATCCTCGGCCTCGTCCACCGGCGCCTTCGGGATCGCCCTCAGGCTCGCCGCGATGCTCATCAGGCTCTCCCTTTCGATGTCGAACATCATCTTCCGCCGCCGCATCAGCATGTTCTCCTCGCTCTGCCGCAGATCGGCGATCTTTGCCGCGCTGGTGACGTACTCCATGCCGCTGGTCTCGCCGCTGTCTCTGGCCTCGTCCAGCTCGTCCTGCATTTTCGCGAGCCGCATCATCTGGCGCTCGCTCAGTGCGGCCTCCGAGGCCAGCCGGCAGTATCGCGCGATCTGCTGTTCGTAGAGTGCGTCCGCCTTCCCGATCGCCGCCAGCAGCTTCGCGACGCGCTTCCATGTGGCGTGCGCCACCTCGTCCTTTTTCACATCCTCGGGCTCCCGCATCCTCTGCCCGGTGAGCTGGGCCTTCTCCAGCTTTTCCCGCGCTTCGAGCTCCTTTTTCGTCCGATGAGAGCGCCCTTCCATGCGCAGAACGCTCACCGGCTTCGGCGGTGTCGGCATGTCCTCGCCCCCTCATCCTTTCCTCTGTTCGCGCGCGCTCGCGTTGCCCGCGCCCGCGCCTGCGCGCCGCGCGCGCCCCCGGGGAATCTGATCCGGGAAAATTTTTCGTGTTGCTCA